CAGCGCGAATCGCTCGGCCGTGAAATGCACCAGATGAGCAAGGAGCACGCCGCCGGCCTGCGATCCATCGACGCCAAGATCGACACGCTGATGATGCACCTGTTGGATAAGGGAAAGTGATAAAAGTTTCGACACTCAAAAAGAACCCGAACAACCCGCGACAGATTCGCGGCGAGAAACTCGACCTGCTCAAAAAGAGCGTGACCGAGTTCGAGAAAATGATGTCGCTGCGTCCGATCATCGTTGATGAGAACAACGTAGTCCTCGGCGGCAATATGCGTCTTGCGGCTATCAAGGCGTTAGGTCACAAAGAGATCCCCGACGAATGGGTGAAACGTGCCGACGACCTGACCGAAGATGAGAAAGCAAGATTCATAATTTCCGATAACTCCGCTTTCGGCGAATACGACTGGGACGTTATTGCAAATGAATGGAGCGATCTACCGCTTGCCGATTGGGGCTTGGACGTGCCGGGCGTTGTCGATGATATGGGCGAGGAGTTCTCGTTGCCGGACGGCGACCGTGAACCGTTCCAACAAATGACGTTTACCGTATCCGACGAACAGGCGGAAACGATAAAAGCGGCGTTGGCAAAGGCAAAGAAGGACGCACCGTTTACCAACACGGATAACGAGAACAGCAATGGCAACGCATTGGCCCGGATCGCGGAACATTATGTCTAGCGCAAAGGATTTAATCGTAAAGGTTATCGCGGCAAAGGCGGCGAATGATTTTGTGCGCAAATATCACTACTCGGGCAAGGTGGTCAACAATTCAAAGTTACATTTCGGCGTGTTTCTAAATGACCGATTACACGGCGTTATGTCGTTCGGTTCGCCGTTGGATAAGCGGAAAGTATTACCGTTGGTTCGCGGCACGTTATGGAACGAAATGCTCGAATTGAATCGTATGGCGTTCGATGATGTTTTGCCAAAGAATAGCGAATCACGGGCTATTTCAATAGCAATGAAACTGATCCGGCGAAACGCTCCGCATATTAAGTGGGTGCTGTCATTTGCCGATGGAACGCAATGCGGCGATGGAACGATATACCGGGCGGCAGGGTTTGTGTTAACCAAGATAAATGGAGTGTCACCAACCAGACAGATGCCAGACGGTTCAATTATTAGTCGAGCTACTGTGACGAAAGGGAAATGGATGATTGCTAATGGCGGCAGGGCGGGGTGGCCTGAAGGTTCTATACCGTTAGACGGCTACCAACTCCGCTATATCTATTTCCTGCACCCAAACGAACGCCAAAACCTGACCGTGCCGGTATTGCCGTTTAGCGAGATCGACCGACGCGGGGCGGGAATGTATAAGGGCAAAAAGCGCGTAACAAGCATAGATAGCGATGCGGCGGCTTTCCAAGTCGCAGAGGGCGGTGCAAATCCGACCGTTACGCTCCAAAACTAAAATGGCGTATAGCAAGACAAAACTTGAAAAGCAGGCCATAGACGCGATCACGAAACATAAACTCGTGTTCAGCGACGAGGTTATTGCATATCTGCCTTGCTCACAAAAGACCTATTACAATTACGGACTACACGAATTACAAAGTATAAAAGGCGAACTCGAAAAGAACCGTATTCAGATCAAAGGCGGGCTTCGGCAGAAGTGGTACAAGAGCGACAACGCAACGGCACAGATCGCACTTTACAAACTGATCGGTACTGAGGATGAGAGCGACAGGCTGAACGGGTCGAAGCAAAAGGTTGAAACATCCGGCAGCCAAAAGATCGAGGTAGTTTACACGAAGGAATGATGACGACGACGGCAAAGACACCGATACGCATTCACGTTCCCGCACCGCACGAAGCGCAAGAAAGCGTCGAGGCGAAGCGGAAGCGTTTTAACGTGCTGTCGTGTGGCCGTCGATTCGGTAAGACCCGTTACGCATTATTGCGGTCACTGTCACCGCTGATGCGAGGGCTGCCGATCGCTTACTTCGCGCCGACCTATCGTATGCTTACCGAATTTTGGCGTGATGCGGTAGAAATGTACAAGCCCGTCATTATCGAAATGAACAAGTCCGAGCACACTTTCCGGATTTTTGGGGGCGGTTCATTTTCGATGTGGTCTTTGGATTCAGCGGACACCGTGCGAGGCCGTAAGTACGCATTGGCGTTGATCGACGAGGCGGCAATGGTCGTGAACCTCGAAGATGCCTGGAACGCTGTCATACGCCCGACGTTGACGGATTACGAGGGCGAGGCTGATTTCTACTCGACGCCGAAGGGCCTGAACTTCTTTTATACGCTCTATTCCCGCGGCGAAGATCCCGCGTTCGAGGATTGGGCTTCGTTCCATTTCCCGACATCATCGAACCCGTTTATTAAGCAGACGGAGATCGACGCGGCACGGCAGGAATTGCCCGAGGACATATTCAGGCAAGAATATCTCGCCGAGTTTATTCAGGGCGAAGGCGCGGTGTTCCGCAACATTACGGCGAATCTCTACAAGGGCAGCGAATCGCCATCGTCGCACGCCGGGCATACTGTCGTTGCCGGCGTCGATTGGGGAGCGGTCAACGATTTCACCGCGATCTCCATCGTCTGCGATACCTGTAAACGCGAGGTCGAACTTGATCGGTTTAACAAGATCGAGTGGGAGTTTCAGCGGGCACGATTGAACGGCCTGATCGACAAGTGGAACGTCGGTTACACCATCTGCGAGGAGAACAGCATCGGCAGCCCGAACCTTGAGGCATTGCAGAAGCTATTGCCGCGGCGCAAGATCACGGGATTTATGACAACGGCACAATCTAAACCGCCGCTTATCCAAAGCCTTGCATTGGCGTTAGAGCGTGAGGAACTGCGATGGCTCGACGTGCCCGTTGCGACACGCGAACTTGAGGCATACGAGGCGACGCGAAACAGCGTGACGAATCGCATTCAATATTCAGCACCGGCGGGCTTTCACGATGACACCGTGATCGCAAGGGCATTGGCATTTGAGGCGGTCGAGGCACGGCGACGCAACACCTGGACAGTAGGATCGAGGGCAATACGATAATGGACAATAAGAACAAAGTATCAACGGAGCATCCGAAGTATCAGGGCCTTGTCGCTCGCCGACGTGCCTTTGCCGCAGTCGCGGGCGGTACGTGGTCGATGCGTGAGGCAGGCAAGGCGGTATTGCGTCCGTTCCCGCAAGAGCGAGACTATGACGCACGTTTGCAGGCGTCCACGATCGACGGCATCGTCAAGGGCGGCATCGAATCGCTGACCGGTGCGGTGTTCGCGGGTGAAATCAATACGTCCGGCGTGGTCACGGCGCTCACGCAGTACCTCGACAACATCGACAATCGCGGCAATACGTTCAGCGTATTCGCACGTGAGGCGTTCGAGGCGTCCTTTGACGGGTGCAGCGTCATCCTTGCCGATATGCCAATGGTCGATGACGAAGGGCGGCAGATCCAGGCGATCTACGGTGCAGAGGCGGACAGGCGGCTTGGCTTGCGTCCGTACCTCGTTCTATACCGCGCCGCTGATGTCATAAATTGGCGGTATCGCGTAAACCCGGTGACGAAGGTCACAGAACTTTCGATGCTCGTTGTCCGCGTCGTTAGCGAAGAACCCGACGGTGAGTTCGGTACGGCGATGGTCACACGGTATTGCGTCTGGCGTCTCGACGGCAACCGTGTCGTTTGGGAGCATTGGGAAAAGGCGGGCGAGAAAGACGAGTATATGATCGCCGCGACCGGCACGTTGGCGAACGCGACACGCATACCGGCCCGCGTTGTCGGATCGCTGACCGATGAGCCTAAACTGCTCGTTGAAACAGATCTTGAGATCAAGGTATTCCAGAAAGAATCGTCATTCGATACCGTCGAGCATCTGCAAGGTTCGCCGACGTTCTATACCAAAGGCTACGAAGGCGAGGATACGTTGTGCGTCGGTGCTGACGTGCATCTGAAATTACCAACGGACGGCGATGCCGGATACGTCAAACTCGATGCAGGCGGCCACGAAACCCTAAAGGCGACCATCGACGCTATCAAGGCCGAGATCAAGGCCCGCCTGAATTACACCGTGACCGAAGCCGTTGCGGAAAAGACGGCGACGCAGGCGAACATCGAGGAACGTGATAAGCAATCGCGGCTCGTCGTATGGGCTGAACAGCTCAAAGACGCCCTTGAGGGTGCGTTAGACGATATGGCGATGCTCATTGCCGCTCCCGAGGAGAACGAGATCGAGACGGTGTCGGTGTGGTCGTTGGCGTCGGAGCGAAACCTTGCGTCGGTCGATCAGAACAGCATCAACGGCATCGTCGCACTTTACAGCGAGGGGCTTATCTCACGCGAGACGATCCTTGCGGAACTCGAACGTGCCGGACTGCTCGGCGAGGGCGTCACTGCCGAAGAAGAACTGCGACGCATCGAAAGCGACGAGGCAATGGCGGCGGAACGTCAACCGGTGATGAACGCACTAACAATGCCGAACGGCAAGGTAAAACGCGATGAAACGACAGGCTCGCAATATCAGAAGGGCCAAGCGGAGTAGCAAACGCGACCCGCTCCGCAACTTCCCGACACCGGCGGACATAGAGGCCGCGAGGGAAATGGCCGCAAAGGTATCGCCGAAACTGTTGGCGATGATGGAAGCAAAGACAATAGATGCCCGATGATTTTGACCTTAAAACACGGCAGTATCGGACAAGCGGCGGACGCGTTCGGTCGCGGGCTGAAATGCGTGGCGAGATCGACAAACTCACCGATCACGTTAAACGTAACGCAAAACGGCTCGCCGAGTCCGTACACGCCGGCGAGATCACTGATGCCGAGTTTATCAACGCGATGCGTGAACTACTCAAAAGCGGTCACATCATTGCGGCAAGCGTCGGGCGAGGCGGTCGAGATCGGATGTCGGCCTCTGATTGGGGTCGGGTCGGTCGTAAACTCCGCTGGCAGTATAAGTACCTCGACAAGTTCGCCCGGCGGATCGCAGCGGACACGATCAGCGGCATCGCTTCTGCTAATCGGGCTCAGTTATATGCTTCTGCTCTCCATATTAGCTATTACGATAGCGTGTATATCGACTATGCGACGGGTGATCGCCCGGTTGACGATGACGGCAACGAGATTTTGGTACGCCTTGTCCAGAACTCGGCCGAAGGATGCGAGGACTGCGCCGCGGACGCCGGCGAGGGATGGATGCCGGTGGATCAAATGGGAGAACTAGGGACTCGCATTTGCGGGGACTACTGCAAGTGCGATCTTATTTTTAGTGACGTGGGTATTGCCGAACCGATACCGATGGACTAACAACGATGGCAAAGACTGACACAAAATACACAGCGGAACGGTCACGGACGGCGGACATCGCTATTCGCAAGGCTGAGATTCACGGTGAATCGCAATGGGCGTTTCAGTACCGCAAGCAGCCGGTATATGTCACGGCCCGCAAGGATGAGGCAACGGGCAAGGTGAGGGTATCGACGAGTCACGTCAAGAATAAAGGTAAATAACGGGAGAACATTATGGCAATCAGAGCGATCGCGACAGATTCACAGGATTTCAACAATCCATCGACAACGGGCAAGCCGGGGCGTGACGAGCGTCTCGATTTCAAGAACGAGGCGGGCGACACGGTATTCTCTATCGTCAGCGACGCCGACGGCACGGCATCAATTCAGGGCGATGCAGTACCAAAGGTCTATCGTGCCCTGCAGGCAGACGTTCCACAAGCGACTGACGCACCTCTAGCAATCACAGATTTAACGCTTAACCTAGTTGCAGGGCATTGGTATCAAATTACGGGCGTCATATATGCCGACCTCTCGGCAAATGTGCCAAGTGCTTTTACTATTGATGGCGGAGCGGCTACGGCAACAGGGATAGTAGGGGAGTATTCAGGCTTTATAGATGGCAGTATGTTCGCCGAGCCGATTGAAATATTTGGGAGTTCGTGGACTTGGAACAGCCTCAGTGGATTTAGCGGCACGACAATGCAGTTTGTATTGACGATCCAAGTAAATGCAGGCGGTACGTTCGTCCCGCAAATTGTTTTGGCGGCAGATGATGCGTCGCCCACGACTATTCTTAAATATTCGACGATTCAAGCCGTTGATATTACACCGTCTGCGTAGTCAAATGAGCGACAGACAATAAAATGGCTCAACTCGTAATTTCCATTGACCCTCGACCGACGCAGTTAAATCGCCCTATCAGTGCGGGAGATACTACCTTACAGGTCATTTCGACAGCAGGATTTGCGTCAGAGGGGGTCTTAAGTCTTGGACAACAGGAGATTGTTGAATATACAGGCATCACGTCTAACACTTTTACAGGTGTTACACGCGGACAATATGATACTGATGCCCGATCTTTTAATCTAGGCACTTTGGTCTATTCGGCACATTGGGTTGCTACTGAAACCGATGTTGCCGCACGGGAAGCCTCATTATCAGCACGTATTGCCACACATTCAAGAGTCACGGGTTCAAACGTAACGCGGACTGCTCAGACCTTAGCCAACATTACAGGGCTTTCTCTTGATCTTACGGCTAATTCCGTCTATGAGGTTCAGGCTTATTTAAGTGTGGCAAGTTCATCAACGGCAGGTAATGGTTACGCTCTGCAATTTAGCGGGGCGGGAGCTTCCGTTGAGGGGCAGATAACGGGTACACTCGCCGCCGCTACTCAAAAAACAGTACGACTTAGTACTTTTGGTACATCAACTACCTTTGTAACCGTCGCAAGTAATGGTGGTATTGCCATCACAGCCATAGTCACAACGGGGGCAAATGCAGGTGCTCTTACCGTACAACACTTAAAGGTCACATCAGGTACGGCAACGGTTTATACCAACTCGTTCATAAAAGCCGTTAAACTTGCTTAAAACCACGGCGTACAACCGCGATAATAATAATCACGGGTCACACATCGTATCTCTAGGTCAGGGTGTTCTTTTTGAAAGTGGTTCAGAGCCTCGTTGATGGTATAGGTGTTGTACAGTATCTTGGGTTGTTCATAACACCCTTTCCCATCACACTTCACAGTCCAGACCGCCCAGTGTAAATAAGGACGGTCTATCGGTAAAGCCGCTGTTGCTAGTATCAATATCGCTAATAGTATTCTCATAGGTACTCCGTATTGCAATGGTTACATCGGCTAGAATGTAACGGTGCTCCGCAATTATCGCAATTAGTTTTATGCAGACGTTTAGGTGATGGCGTATAGACCGTACTACTTGTTCGTTCATACTGCGACAGTTCCTTTAACGCAAAATTAATTAAACTTCCGTCACTGTTTATATCTGGTAGAACTTCAAGTAATTGCAACGATGTGGTGTTCATTGTATCCCCCATATTTCTTTCTTTCGTTGTTGTTCCTGCTGACGTTCTATATTCTCGATCTGCTGACGCCGTTCAAAGATGTTCGGTGGTCGCATCTCGTGAAGTGCCTTTTCAATAGATTCTTCCTGTTTTGCTTCTTCCTCTTTTACCTCTACTTGCTCTATTTTGGGCGTTCTAAGGCGTTTTACGGGCGTTTCTGATGGAATAGGGTAGTGCGACCCTCTCATAGCCAAATAAACGGTCACAGCACCCGTAATAAAGGCAAGCAGCATCATTATCTCGGTCATAGTCTTACCTCTTTATGAATCTTGAGCATTTCCTGTAATTCAGCGGTCTTGCGTCCTATCCACTCAGGGAACATCTTGTGAAACGTCTTGAGTGTGACGATCTGTCCGTTGTCCAATCGAACGTATATCTTTCCGTGATTATCTTTAGTAGCTGTCAAAATGCGAATCTCTCCTCTTTTACCTGTTGTGTTTCCTGTGCCTGTTGCTGAAGCCACATAAATTTGGATATTTTAGCGTGTTCATCTAGGTCAGGGGCTTTGTACTGTTCGGGCATCTGTTCAATGATGCGTTCTTCTTTGGTCAACTCCGTAGGTTCGTTCCCGAACCAACAAACGATGGATTTGATGCTGTCAGGCACGT